TTTTACCCGTCAAAACTCGGATAAGTGACTCTGGTTGCAGTGTGCTCCTTTCCAATTAACTGCGTATAAGCTGCCATCACCCCATCTATTGTGGCGGCTAGTTTTCAAATACTCCAAAATTTCATGGTGTCGCTCGTCTGACGAATGTTCCTCAACCAGTTGGATCAAAATGTCTAAATCGTCGAGAGAGAGAAGTCGTTTCATGTTACCTTTTGTTAATTTTGCCAGAGACATCTTGCAACATTTTACTGTTGCCCATGAGTTTCCGTTTATGTTTTTCAACAGCAACTTTTACTTCCGCTTTGAGCTTGCCTTCTTTAATCAGCCGCTCTTTCTTTTCTTTGTCCGACTCCTCTGGTCTTTTTTCCTCAGGAATCTCGACTTCGTCAACTTCTAGAATCTCGTCGTCTACGCCTTCGGGATGAGTCTCTTTTGTTAGCTGGTCCAGGAGGGCGTCAAACTGATCGCGAAGCCGCTTTCTACACACTCCGTCAATCGCGACTGTTACAGGGCCGCATGGGAGACGATGACGTTCAATTTCTCTCTTAGTGTTCATGCTCCTGTCCTCCTTGGCATCCAACCATCAGTCATCGGATTATAGTGAATCCCTTTCTTCCGCTCTTTACGAGGTTTGGAGTCTTCGCGATTAGCCTCGCGCATTGCGGTAATCATGGTGTCCCTCATAGATCTAAGATCGCTGCGAGGAACAGAGCAATGAGAGCTGTCGCGATAAGAACGATACTTGTGAGCAACATCTGAGGGGTCATCGCACTGAAGCATCATATTCCATATTCCTAGCGCCTGAGCATCGGCAAGAGTTCCGGCAGGCAGTCGGGACTCGATTTCTTGTCTTTCCGGACGACGGAAACGAGTGTCTTTTCTCATAGTATGACGTTTAAGTTCGGAACATACTGCTCCAGAGTTTGAACAAGTTTAGTGGCATATTCTGCACTCTTTTGTTTTTTCAGAGCGAGCCGCGCATCATTATTGCCACGAACCTCTGTTGCCTCGCTGTCGCTAAAGATTCTGTTTTTTCGAAGATTTTCGATTGCCCCCAACAACGCTGCTCTTCTACCGGGGTCAACCGCAGATAAAGCCACCATGACGGCCATGCTTGGCTTAACTTTGTACCCGGGAAGTTTTGGAATGTCCATATCCATGAAAGCAGGTTTACCACCCGCCCGGTGATCCAGATCCCTGTCCTGATGCTGCCACCCCACACCAGCGGACCGGAGCAGGTACCTAAAGTCGGAACCGTAGGTCATCATTAGGGCCTTTGTTGTGTTAATCCGTTGTTGCGGCGTGGCGGCGGCTAAGGCAGTCTCAAGGTCGGTTGAAGCGGAAGCCTTTCGTCCTTTTATTGAAGCAGCTTTTTCTGTAGCCGGTTTAAACACTTCTTGGGTGTATCTTTCTTTACCTAACTTTTTGTTTTTCTCGAGTGCTGTTTTCCATGTTGAAAAATCGTCACCTGCACCAGCTTTATTATTGTTGGGTTGACTTGCCGACCAAGTGAGGTTACGGGGTTGATCTCCCCCTCCCCCTCCTTTTGCTTGTGCATGTTTATAGGCCACCATGTGTTCGGGTTCGGCATTTCGAATATCGATCGGCTTTCCGGTGTAGGGGTCAAGACCACCTTGTTCACCCCACCTCTTAGTTAAAAAAATTCCACGTTCCCGTGTAGGCGTGCTAGAAAAAGTCGGGTTCCCATCACGGTCATACCCCGAAAACATTTGGTTTACAGATCCCGCTTTGTCAATCGCGGAGCGAACTTTAGAGGGGAGCATATAATATGCCTTTTCAGCAACTTCATCGGATATCTGGTGTTTAAGGACATTTTTTTGGATGTAGTCCCCCATTCCCCCCGGTGCGGAAGGGTCAAACTTCCCATTTGTAAAAGATGCTTTATATGCCGCGTCCAGAGCTTCCAGTTTACCTGGTTTCAAAATAGAGGTAACTTCATTATAGTCTAAAACGCGGGCTGCGTTCCTGTCTTGCCCGGGGGTTAGTGTTGTGTTTATCAGGAGTTTGGCTACGAAATCCTTTTCATCCTCAGTAACTGTACCGGATTTTAACATTTCCCCGAACTCTCGGAAGGCTTTCACTCGATCGGTAGATTTTTTGAACTGTGTAGGGTCTTCAACTTCTTTGAGAACTCTTTGCTCTTGTTCCGCGGAGATAGACCCAGATTCCCTAAGTTTTTGTATGTAGCGTCGGTTGTTATTTAGAGCCGTATTTACGTTAACATCAAAGTCAATAATGCAGTCCTCTCTGGCATCGATGCAAGTAGCACCGCATGCTTTCCCACGTTTGCAGCGGTCGCGGCCCGAAGTTACCCCAGAGGTACCCCGCGCAGCCACTCCCCTATCAGAAGCACGTTTTTCCGCAACCGTAACTTGTCCATCTCCTCCCGCGAAATCGAGGAAGGAGGGGCTCCGTTGAGTTGTAATAGTGGAAACCCCGGCCATAATCAATCGTCGTATCTATCGAGTACGTGTGCAATCACGGAGTTGCGAACGATATCTTCTTTGCAGAACTCTATAACTCCTACTTCCGAAAGGTTTTGGAGTCTGCAGATAGCGTCGATCAAACCGTTTTCACGACGGAAAACTTCCAAGTCCGTTTGCTTGGTATCGCCAATGAGGCAAATCTTTGAATCTTTGCCTACACGAGACAGGCAAGTTTTGATGTGCGAAGGCAGAAAGTTCTGCGATTCATCAACGATAATAAATGCTTCGTTCAATGACCGACCACGAATGTCTTCGAGGAGCACTGGTTCGATAATTTTTTTGTTCAGGAGATACTCAGCTGCGCCGTGCGAACGCATGATGCAAGGCAGGTTATCTAAAACGGGAGCAATCAGCGGAGCGATTTTTTCGGACAAATCGCCAGGTAAAGCACCTCGTCCCCTCTGGTATTCAACACCGACATCACTACGAACATAGTAGACTTTATCGAATTCCCCTTGGGCAATTCCAAACAACCCGTAGTGAAGGGCGATGAGAGTTTTACCAGTACCGGCACAGCCGTGAGCGAGGGTGACTGTGTTTCGTTTGAAACAGTTCCAGAGTTCTTCTTGACGCCAGGTCAAAAACTTTGGTGGTTGAACATCCATTCTTTTCGAATAGGAGTTCTCTAACATCTGGGCAGTTTCAGCGCGGCGGGACTTGCGCTTTTCCTTTGAAGTGAGCATGGGTAACAAATTGACAACAGTGGGTAAATCATACGCTTCGTGTCCGACTAGCTCTACATGACGCTCACCTCCTTGAAAAATAAAATCGGGCATTGGAGGGCTGCAACCGACACTTGATTTTACCCGGTGACCTAGTGCCACCTCTCTGTAAAGTCATCCCAACCGTTTTGCTTACCGCAAAACTCTGTGAATTTCTTTTGATTGGGGCTCTCTCGTTTTGCCTTTTCCAGTAATCTATCTGCTGCCGGGTTAGTAATTAACACTTTTGTGCCGAAGTCCTCCAGCATCATGCTCGGGACGTTATCGGGGTTCGGATTGTTAGCCATGGTTCTAATGTGTGTACATCAGAAACTTTTATATTAAAGTGGTGGTTGCCATCACCACTCATATTTCAGTATCCCAACCGATGTTTCGATTGCCACCACGAATACCCCGCACAAACGATGATCGAGTGTCTGCGGTACCGTCTTGAGCCTCAAATCCGTCCGGATCATTATAGGCGTTGTCAGCGGGAAATAAACGCAGCCGTTTATTGGTCAGGTTTGGAAAGGCCATGCTGTTTCCGAACCCGGGACGAGTCAACTCCCCGAAGAATCGTTTGTTCTGAATGATTGCATCTTGGAGCCCCCGATCTACAGTGTCTAATTTCATACTGTAGTAGGTTAGGGCCCAAGTAAATGAGTCAGTACGGTCATCGTGTTTGACGAACGGGAAAGTTGTCAGCTCTTTGACAAATGGGTCGATCCAGTCTCCCTCGACAAAGTACACACGGGCAAACTCCATCAGTGGAGCAACAGCTTGAAGACGCACAGTCTTGGACTTCAGCGGCTTCATCTCTTCAATTGGAATCTTTGCCTCTTTTTTCAACATCTGAATCAGAGACTGACCTGAGGCTGCCTTTTCAATGCACAGAACTCGTGCGTCGTAAAAAGAATACAAGTGTTTTACTTTTGCAATCAGATCTGGAAATCCAAGTTTTCCTGTGATAATTTCACGAATGTAGACTTTGCCTGGAAAGCGGTGAGAGATTGATGCCACACAAATCGCAGTTTCGTCAGCAAGTTCTTTTTCAGAGAACGCACAGTCAACCGCAAGCCAAGTCAAGTCAAATCCAGGACACTTTTCTTTCTCAATCTTTGTGATCCAGCTGTCTTTGATGATTTGCCCTTCTGCGGCAACTGGGTTGCCCTGATACAGAGCGGAAAACGCAAACGAACCCATGGTTCTCTTCTGAGCCATGAGCATATCAACCGTGAACGCAGTGTTCGACGGCCAATGTGACTCACCAATCCCCCTCTCAAGAGGGTCACGTTCTTTCTGCTCTGCAGTTTCAATAATACCCGCAATGTTCACCCAGCGCCAACCGTTCGGGTTGTCGTCAATGTTATATTCCCCGTCAGCCTCCAGCAACACACCATGCAAGTCGTGTTGGTGGAATCGTGTGGCGATTACCATCTGACACCAGTTGTTGGTGCGTCGAGTTGAAGCCTGCTCACCCCACCAGGATTCGAGGGCCTCCAACGCTGCAGTGGATGTGGAGTCTTTCAAAGGGTCATCCACGATCATGGATCCGACACCAGGACTCGTGATGTTGGTTGTACCAGCCGTGAAACCAGTCAACACACCACCCACGGATGTCGGAAGGATATAGCCACCACCCAACATGTCATATTTGGAGTCTGGGCTGAAACCTTTCCAGTCGGGGAAGATTTTGCGAAACTCAGGATGTTTCAGATATCCGACAGCATCTTTATGAAACTTGCCAGACAAAAGTTGACCATAAGAAGCAATGATATGCTGCGTTTGTTGATCCCGCCCGAGCAACCAGGCGACAAACATTGATGCCAGCATCGACTTTCCAGAACGGGGGGGGCACGATACGATGACCCTGCGGTATCGTTTGTTGGCCAAGTCCTCAAATGCAGATGCGATAATTTCATGGAAGGCAACCACTTTCAAGTCACCTTTCTTCATGATGTCGGCAAATGCCAGAAAGCAAGTTTGTGCGGCCTTGTATTTGTATTCCTCAATCACGGAGGCAGGCGCCTCCATCACGATCAGTTCTTGAATACCACGAATGTATTTTCGCCAGGTGCTGTGTTCTTCGAGCTGACTGGCTTTTGTGATGATGGGTCGCATATCAGAAGTTCGAGATACGCTTCAGCAGCTCCTCTACTTTACCGTCATACTCACGAGCTAAAGCCTCCTCGCTGGGTGCTTCTTTCGCAGTCAAGATCACGATGTCTTCAGTGATCTCACGGTGGGCTTTCACTGACGCTGAGAAAATTTGCACAAGGTCACGAGTAGAGCACTCGGACATTTGATCTTGCAACAGACCGATGGCCTCGTTGGCTACTTTCAGAGCTTCTTCAGCGAGAAATTCTTTTTGCTTTACAATCGCATCTTTTGCAGTTGAGTCGGACATTAGTAAAACCGTTTACGACATTTTGCACAGCCACCAGTGGCTGAAGGGTTCCCCGAGTAACCTTTCAGGGACTGAAGGATTCGGCGGGCAATTTCTTTGTTGCCAGAGTTGGACGCTTGATGATACTCTTTCCAGAGCTGGGCCGCACTTTTCATGGTCAACAGGGGGAGTAGGGAGCGGAGTCCGAGGTACAAGGTAAGCACCCCAGGCGCCAAAGCTGCGTGAGTTCAGCAAACTGGAAGGTTCCTTCTTTCATCCAACCACGACCTTTGGGTGATTGGCCCACGTGGTAGAATCTGCCTTTCGGAGTTTGAATGAAGGTGTCACTTTGAACTCCGATGAGTTCTCCCCCGTCGATAGAAACCTGAGTGGAATCCGGTGACATCGGGTCAGAGTATAAAAATTGATACCCTCCGATGACAACCGCAAACTCCCCGTAGTTGACACTTTGGAACCAAGAAGCGTCTTTTTGTGCATTCGGAGAAATTCCACCACCATCCGTGATTGCGTTTCTCCACAGCTCAATCGCATAACGAGCCAGTTTCTTCTTCGTGTTGCAGTAGAAAACTTCGTGAAGTGCTTCTTTGGTTTCCACATCAAAGAGAGTGACTACGAGTCTGCCGTCTTCCGTAAAGTTATTATTTGAGAGCCCGTAAGTTGACATGGGGTCCTCAAGAAACACACACTCCGGATCACAGATGAAGACCCAGCTACCGTTTTGCCCAACCTCGTTGCTCCAACGAATGCCAGAACACGGACCGTAGTCTTCTGTGGGCTCTTTCCCACAAGTATACCAGGGGACGTAGATGTCTCCAGTCGACTCTTCAACAATCCCCCCCAAAGGCAGCTTGGTTTCAACTCCAAGTCCGGGCCAAATGGCTCTGCAGTTGCCCCTCTGGACGCAGGGGTCCAGTGCGATGTAGGGAAGGGCTTCCTCGATTGTAAGGTTGTACGTCTGTGTGTAAGTGTACTGCGACTCATCAGTCAAGCCAGTGAATCTCTCACTGTCACAAGTGAACGGTTCAATCACTTGCACCCCAGCGCCGCCAGGAACACCACCGTTGATGGTGTTGAATGCCCCTGTCAGCAGTTGTGTGGCAAAGTCGTGACCGGAAGAAGTCAAGTAATTTTGACAAGAAAAGTTGCACTCAAACGTCATGCGTCGAGTGAACACCATCGGAATCTTATTGACAACCTGGTTTGAAGCACCCGTGTATCGCACAACGATATTGTTCGTTTGCTGCACAACTCCTTCATTATCGATAGCATCTGCCAGACGCAGAACGTTCACGCTAATTGGAATCAGCGGCGACGCAATCAGCATGTCGCACATGTACTGCTCGATGCGAGTGATCGTGTTTAGCTCCATGCAGTTATCCTCCTGAGTGGTTTTTACCCGGCTTTTGCTGCGCAAAAGAAAGGGGAGCCGAAGCCCCCCGATAAGTCAAACTGCGAAGGTTTGGTATGATCCGACGTACTTCGTCGAGTTTGCAGAAGCTGCAGTTACCGAGATAACAAGGTTACCTGCTGTA